AATCGCATTCGCAAAGTTGGCCACAACGATCTGGTGCCAGTCGAGGCGATCCACAGCGCCACCCAGGAGGCCCTTGCGCCCATGGTCGAGGAACTGCTGAACACGCCTGATGCACCCATCATCCCGTCCGACTGGAGCATTGGCGCGTTGCTCAACGTGCGCAACCACGGTGACGCCTACGTCATCACGCTCTACCCCGAAGAATTCAAACCCGATGCCCCCGAGCGTGCCTTGCGCTTCACCAATCCGGCCGACTGCCAGAACTTCGTCAGCAACTGGTACTCACGCCAGCACTTCGATCCGAGGGCCCGGTGATGGACAAAAAGCCACCATTCGAAATCACCGTTTTGAACGTGACGGCCATCGCCTACGCATGTCAGGAAGCTGTTGGGGCGCAATACCGGCGCCCGCTTTTGTCGGTGCTGCCCGCCGCAGCGCCGCAGACGACACCCGAGCTCCTGGCCGATCTGTGGCAGAAATATTGGGCTTCCCACAGCCCACTGTTTGGAGCCTGACGCATGGCAAAACCAGGGCGTAAAAAGGGATCAGGATCGCGCTACACCACGGCGCTGTCCGAGCGCATCTGTGCCCAGATCGCAGATGGCAAGCCCCTCAAGGTGATATGCCGCGAGATAGGCATACCCTGGCGCACGGTGTACGACTGGTTCCGCGCGCATCCTGACTTCGAGAAACGCATGGCAACAGCACGCCTGATCGGCGAAGAAGCCATAGCTGCTGAGTGCCTGGAGATTGCTGACACGCCCTTGGAGGGTGTTGAGACGACAGAGGAAGCCACCACGGTGCTCAACCAGGCAGAAGGGGAGGGGCAGCCGCCCACGCTGCCGGCAGTGGTCACGAAGACAAAGCGCGGCGACATGCTGGGCCACCGCAAGCTGCAGATTGAAACCCGACTGAAGCTGCTGGCCAAATGGAACCCCAAGAAGTGGGGCGACAAGCTGGAGCAGACCCACAAGGGTGATCCAGGCGCCCCGGTGCAGCTGGTTCTGCAGGGGAGCGACGTGCATGGCTGATTTACTTAGTGTCTATGACCAACGCCGCGTGCTGCTGGATGAATTGCTTAATGAAGATGACCCAGGTCTCCGTTTGCATGACGTGGAGCACGCGTGGCGTGACATGCTTTCCAACGCTTTCGCCGCAAGCAAAATTGAGGATGCGCATGCGGTAGTGGTTGTGGAATGGAAGGCTGACACTGCAGAGCCGTTGGTTATCGTCAAGGCACTCAAGGTGGCAACGCATGACTGATTTCATGCTCACCGAACGCCAAGTCATGGCGCAGGAGATCCTGAATGGCCCTGCCACGCATATCTTGCTTGCCGGTGGATCGCGCTCTGGAAAAACATTTCAGATCGTTCGAAAACAGGTGCAGCGCAGGCTCAAAGCACCAGGATCACGCGGTGCAGTGCTTCGCTTCCGTACCGGCCACGTCCGCCAGTCCATCGTGTTGGACACGTTCCCCACAGTGATGGCCAAGTGCTTCCCAAACATCGAATATGACCTGAACAAGTCGGATCTGTTCGCCACTTTTCCGGGCGGCAGTGAGCTCTGGTTCAGCGGCCTGGACGACAAGAAGCGGGTCGAGAAGATCCTGGGCAAGGAATATTCGGACATCTTCCTCAACGAATGCAGCCAGATCCCGTATGAGAGCCGCAACATCGCGGTGACGCGCCTGGCGCAGAAGGTGCTCGACCGGGCTACCGGCAACGATCTTCGCCTGAAGATGTACTACGACGAGAACCCGCCCGACAAGGCCCACTGGACATACAAAATGTTCAAGCTGTTCGAGGATCCGGACAGCCGCCAGCCGCTGCAGCGCGATGACTATGGGTTCTTCCAGATCAATCCTGGTCACAACCAGGTCAACCTGTCCGCGTCCTACATCAAGACGCTCGAAGGCCTTCCCGAGCGGCTGCGCAAGCGTTTCTTGTACGGCGAGTTCCGCGACACATCGCCAAATCAGCTGTTCCAGGACGAATGGATCGAGCGCTGGCGCAACATTGATGACGATCTGCCCGACATGCTGCGCATCGTGGTGGCGGTCGACCCATCCGGATCTGATGACGACGACAACATCGAGAACGACGAGATTGGCATCATCGTGGCCGGCCTGGGCATCGATGGCAATGGCTACGTCCTGGAGGACCTGACCTGCAAGTGCAGTCCCGAGAAGTGGGGCAAGGTGGCCACCATGGCGTTTGAGCGCCACTCGGCTGACCGCATCGTGGCAGAAGTGAACTTTGGCGGCGCCATGGTGCGTGCCGTCATCCAGGCGCAGCGCCCCCGTACACCATTCCGCCCGGTTACGGCCGCACGCGGCAAAGTGGTGCGCGCCGAGCCCATTTCAGCCCTGTTTGAGACCGGAAAGATTCGCATGGCGGGCATCTTCCGTGAGCTCGAAGACGAGCTGATCGGATTCACCACCCATGGATACACAGGCGAGAACAGCCCCAACCGAGCCGACGCCATGGTCTGGGCATTCACCGACCTGTTTCCCGAACTGACCAAGCCTGAAGAAACCCCTAAACCCCCGCCGCGCGTACAGGTCCGCTCGCGTGGCCCCAACAGTTGGATGAGGAGCATATGACCACCCAAATAAACACAGATCTGAAGCAAAGGTTGCCAATACCACCCGGCATCGCGTTTGGATCGTATTTTCGCGACATGCGTGAAGTGGCTGCCTACGACGTTCTCAATGACGCCATGTGCGTGCGTTACGACTGGCTCGATCCGGACGGAAAGCAAATGCACTTCATGGCTGACCCACTGTCCGCGCATGAATTTTTGAATATTAATAAAACGCTTGAGTTGCGTCGCTTCGAAGTCCTGCAACACAGAGGAATCAACCTATGACCACCACCACCCAATCATCATCGACCCGCACCGAGGAAGACCGCGAATTCGCTGCCATCACCGACGATGAAATCTTTGCCGAAGCGCGGGACCGCCTGGCCATCTGCATTGAGGCCGAATCTGACAACCGCGTGAGAGGCAAGAATGCCATTGCTTTCCGCGAGGGCGATCAGTGGGACGATGACCCCACTTCCACGGTCAGCGAAGATTCACCCGAGCTCACGATCAATCTGACCGACGCCATGATCGAGCGGGTTGAAAACAACATCCGCCAGCAGCGTCCCCGCGGAAAGTGCCATCCTGTTGGTGAGGGTGCCGACATCGAGATCGCCGAGCTGATCAACGGTATCGGGCGGCACGTCGAGGTGCGCTCCGAGGCTGGAGTTGCCTATGACACCGCGTCGGCTTCCGCCCTGGACGCCGGCTGGGGATATTTCCGGCTGATCGCTGAGTACGTTGACGCCCGGTCGTTCCAGAAGGATCTGCGCATCCTGCCCATTCGCAACATCTTCACCGTTTACATGGACCCGAGCGCCGTCATGCCGCACGGCTCAGACCAAGGCTGGTGCTTGATCTCCGTGAAGATGAAGCGCGAGGAATACCGCAGGCGTTACGGATCTGCACTGATCGGTCCATGGGCAGACACTGGCATGGCCGCACCAAACTTCGATTGGGAAGGCAAAGAAGAAATCCGGATGGCCGAATACTTCCGCATCCGCGAGAAGGCCGAAAAGCTGTTCCTGATCCGTGGTCAGGGTGGTGAGGAATTCACGAAATACCGGTCTGAGCTGCCACGCAATCCCGAGACCAAGCAGCTATATGCATTGGACCAGGTCACGGCAATGCTGGCAGAGCGCGGATTGCGCATCGATGGCGACCGCGATTCAGTGAAGCGCCAAGTGGAATGGTTCCGCCTCAACGGCACCAAAGTGGTGGAGCGCCAGGAGATTCCCGGCACCTACATCCCAGTGTTCCGTGTCGAAGGCAAGTCTAAGGACATCGATGGCCGGATTCGCCGGCGCGGCATGGTGGAAGCCATGATGGACCCGCAGCGCATGGTCAACTATGGCGAAGTTGCCAAGATCAAGCGCTTGGGCCTGGCACCCAAGGCGCCATGGGTTGCAGCAGAGGGTCAACTGGATGGCCGCGAGGATGAATGGGCAGAGGCCAACCAGCGGCCCACCACGGTGCTGACCTACAAGCCGGTGATCATTGAAACCGGATCCGGGCCCGTGATGATGCCGCCACCACAGCGCCAGCCGCCGGCCCAGATCGAACAGGGCTTTGCCGAGTTCGTGCAGGGCATGCGCTCCAACTTGATGGCGGTGGCCGGCATGCCCAATGAGCCTGGCCAGGACAAGCAGGGCGAGGTCATTTCCGGCAAGGCCATTGCCCGGCGTCAGTTCCTGTCCGACCAGTCGCACTTCCAGTATTACGACAACCTGACCCTGGCCATCGCGCAATGCTGGCGCGTCATGGTCGAGTGGATTCCGTTCTATTTCTCGGAACAGCGCATGCAGCGCATCATTGGCGAGGATTCCACCCCTCGCATGGTCACGCTCAACCACGAGCAGGTCGATGATGAAACCGGCGTCAAACGGGTAAAAAACGACCTGTCTGTTGGACGCTATGACGTGGTGATGGACACCGGCCCTGGCTACGAGACCAAACGGGAAGAGGGCGCTGAAAACCTGCTGGACATGCTCCAGATCCAGGGCCTGGCCGAGATCGTTGCCAAGACAGGCCCAGATCTGGTGTTTCGCTCCATCGATCACCCCTACATGCAGGAGCTGGCCGACCGCCTCATGGCGGCCACGCCCGAAGGCATGGAGAAGATCATGGAAGGCCTTTCAAGCCATGCGCGCTCGGTGGTGCAGTACCTGTCCAACGAAAACAAGGCGCTCAAACAGCAGCTGCAGGAAGTACAGCAGGAAATGAAGTCCGGCGTGGCCAAGGCTCACATTGCGGCCGTCACCAAGGTGCACGACATCGATGTGTCTGCCCGCACCAAGATGCACGACACCGACACGAAGGCCAGCACAGCCCTATCCGTGGCCGAAATCCAAGCTGCCGGCAAGCTCATCGACTCGCGCGCCGCTCATGGCCACGAAGCCGACCTGGTGGAACGTCAGATGCTCCATGGCGCCCAGCAGGCAGAGATCTCGCGCCAGCACGCGTCTTCTGAGTCCGCAGCCGATCGAATCATGCAGCAGGCCAACCAGGATGCCTCCGCTCAACAGTCACCCAATCCGCAACCCGCACCACAGCAATAAGGAGCTTTTCCCATGGCAATCACAGTCGTTGACAACACCAATCTCGCGCAAATGGTTTCCGAGCAATCAGGCAAAACCATCGAACTCACCCCGGCTGCTGCCCCTGGAGACAAGGCCACGCCAGCCGGCGACAAACCTGCGGCCGACAAACCAGCAGCTGATGCTGATCCTGCTGCAAAGAAGGATGGCGACGCGGCAGCCGACGACCATGAAGATGCCGATGACGAAGAGGGCGAAGACGGCCTGACTGCACGCCAAAAGCGTGAACTGTCGGCCAAGATGCTCAAGGCGATCGGAAAAAAGCATCGCCAGGTCAAGGAAGCCGAGGAGTTTGCCGCCGATCAAATCCGGGTCCGCCGGGAAGCGGAAGCTCGCGCTGCAGAAGCGGAGGCGCGCGCCAACCGCCTGGAGGCGCAGAACAGGCCAGCGCAAGCCAAGGAGGAAGTGGAGCCATCGCGCCAAGATTTCGCCACCGAAACTGAGTACATCGATGCCAAGATCAAATGGGGCGTGGACCAGGGCATCAAGCAGCGTGAAGCGGCCAGAATTGCAGAACAACGCCAGGCCAGTGTGCAGGCGCAATTCGCACGCGCAGCCGAGCTTGTGCCCGACTTTGAGCAAGTCACAAAC